CCATTTCAAGATTCTTATTTTCTTTGTTTCTTTATGCATTAGCTTTATAGTTTCTGCTATTTTGTTCGTATTTCTCTTATGGGCTTTGCCCATTGTAATTATACAATTTTTTCGATGTGACATTCTATGACATATATTCGCTACCGTATTTTTCCTCGAATTGCTTTAGTGCAATTCCGTGTAGCCTAATTATTTGCCTAAAAGAGTAATTTTTTGTATCAGCTATTTTTTCAAACGTCTTTTTCTCAATGTATCTTGAAAAAAGAATATCATAGCTGTTTTCATCTTCCATCGAATCTATCTGACCGATAATATGCGTCCTCTTGTCAGAATAAGAATCTATCATTTTATCTATTTCTCTTTCCATTTCGTCAATTTTAGAAAGTGTATTTCCAATTTTGTCTTGTTCCATAGAGGTCTGAACGCGTTCTTTGTTTGATACAGCAGATATGCTCTTTGACAATTCTTTTAATTCTGCCAGTTCTGAAAGTTTGTTGTTTATCATTCTATTTAGCCGGCTTATTTGGTTCAAATATTCTTTCGTTGTCATTTTCATTTTCCTTTCTCAAATAGGGCTTTGTATAATAACAGCTTTTCTTTTTCTTCTTTTAGGGCTATAGATCATGTCACAAAGCTGCGCTGTTGAATCTATTCCATCATCATGCTTCATTTTTCCTTCATATGTGCAAGACAAGATATTCTGAAAATATTTTCTGTACTCTTTTGTTTGATGCTTCATATCTACAAAATGCAGCTTCCTTATGTCCGGCGCATGATTCTTGATTCTATCCATTTTCGCAGTTTTGTTGTCTGCTGGATCATGTGTTGCATTGACTGGGTATCCGTCCTCTTCCCATATTTTTTCGCAAGCTGTTCTGTAGCTGGATGTGGATTTCGTTTCCTCAAAATGTACCTCTGCGGTTTTGTTTGGGAATTTATCTAAATGTGATTCTATTCTGTTTGTTACTTCTGGTATTGTTATTTCCTTATCTCCGTCGTTGTAAACAGCATCAAGTACATAATATTCTCCGTCAATTTCGTAGCAGATAGGCATGGATACAAAGTCACCGCCGCCATATGCCGGGTCGTTTGCCGCAAATATTCTATCTGGTCGTACTTCTTCGATTTCTGCCGGATTGAAGAAATTCATAGTATCAACATTAAACATCTGTCCTTTACGTTCAATGGGTTCCTGCTGATACTGTGCAAGCCATGAAGCCATATCATCGTTATTCTCGAACGAAGCCATACGTCTTTTGTAGTCTTGCGTTGAGTAGCCAAGTTTGTATGGGTAATCAAAGTTGCTTTCTCCATTTTCATCAAGTGCCGGAATAATTATCTCTCTGTGTCTTATTTCTGCATATTCTGGATCGTTCTGCAGCAATTCTAATCTTCTGCCCTGTACGTCTTTCGGCGCCCATCTTGTGCCGATTCCAATAAGTTTTGCTTTTCCCGGCTTCATTCTTGGCATATAGTTGTTATCAAATTTGCCCCATACCGTATTTTGCCGGTCTTCGCTTAGTGCTTCATCAATACCACTGAAAAGATCGTCGTAAATTCCAAGTCCATCACAGTCACACGCTCCGTTCAGTGTTCCGTATATTGACCGGCAAGTAAATGTTGGATATGTCTTTTTGCGAACAAGATCTATTGTAAGATCTTTTCCATCTGTGTAAATTTTTTTTGCTACATTTTCCGGGTAAATCTCTGCATAGGTATATGTTGGATCTGTCATCATTTCACATATTCCGTCGTAAAATCCGCCAGTGATCTTATCGGAATATGCAGAATACAAATTTGATCTTTCTGGTCTGTTGGATCCAAACCACAAATTACCCATTTTTACAATCTGTGTTTTACCCACACGCCCAGGCATAAACACCATGCCCTCGTCAAGTTTATCATCGTATAAGTCTTGTATTAAATCTGCTACTTGCTTTAACGGATTTTGCCTTGGCAGATAAAACCTTTCCCAAGGCGCCCTGTTTTTTTCCATGAAGATCATAAAACTTTCAAACCTATAATGAGATTCCAGTTTATAGATATTCAGATATTTGTCTAACAGATCATATGGCGTTGTTTCATGCTTGAATTGGTAGTAATCTAAATCCCATATCGTACCGCCTGTTTTATCCATGCAGAAACGCTCTATAATGCCCTTAGAATTCTTTGTAAGTTGTAACCCATAGTCAGTATCCTTTTCGCCGTTTATGGCTACCTTGCACGCTTCTACGTATGCATCAATGACAGATTCATCTATGCCATGAGCCTGTATAAAATTTTCATATTCTTGGACTGTTTGCATCAGATAGTTTGATGCCATAAGAAAAGCACCTCGCTTCACAGCAAAGGTGCTTATAGACCTCTGCCTATAACTGTTTTAGGATAGCGACTAACTCCTGTTGTTAGCCGGTTAGTTATTTATTTAATATCAATGTCAGGGATAATTCTTTCCGGATAAAACACTAACTGATAATGATACTTATCCGTTCCGGTTGGTTCTGTCTGCTCCATAACATAACAAGTCCAATCATTCAGATAAATATAATCTTTGTAGTATGTATTCTCGCCTGTTTTAACCGTAATCACAAGCTCGTTGTTGCTGTTATTGCTAAGATCCATATATCCTTCTGCCTGCAGCATAATGGTATCTGTTCTTGCATTTGTTACAGTAATCTTCCTGTACAAATTAAATTCATTTGCATCTTTTGTAAGGTTGTGATTTACTGTATCCGCTGTAGTGCATCCCACTAGGCTTACAGCAATACATACAAGCATAATCAGTGACATAATTTTCTTTTTCATAAAAAATTCCTTTCCGCTGATAATCAGCAATTTAACTTCATTTTTTATTTTGAATTGTAATATACCTTAAATCCATTTCCGGCGTATTCCTTTACCGCCTGTTGCAGTTTGAATTTTGTATCAAAGTGATCTTTGTGCAATTCACAGATTCCGTCTTTCTTTACAGCATATATTCCAAACGGAACCTGTTTACTTGCAACATGTAAAACTGCTTTTAATTGTTCTTCCGTCATTTCATATACACTATTTCCGACTATCAGTTTCATTCCTCATAAACCTCTCAAAATCTTTCCTGCACTTAGGGCATAACTCATATGTTCTTTCGTGAAATCCATATCTTCTAGCATTCCTGATTTCAAGACACATATCATTATCTTCAAAATAAGGGACCATGTCTCCGCACATTCCGATTGGCTTAAATTTAACTTCGTTCCAGCTTTTAGGTATTATTTCTTTTCCGCACCTGTCGCAAGTGTGCCATTCTCTTTCATGTTTCATAAAATCCCTCGTTTACAAATCAAGTTTATTCAAATAATCTGTTCCGCTATTTTTAAGTGCCTTGCTGATGCCGTTAATCATATTAGCCATTGTCTGTTCGACTTCCTTTATCTTTTCAACGTTTCCGCCGCATTGTAATGATAAATAGCTTTTCTGCCAAACGGTTGCATTTGTAACTATACTATTGTGGACGTCTTTCTGTGTAATCATCATTCCACCAACTTTCTACCGCACATAGGGCAGAACCTAATATTGATTGATCCTGCTCCGTATTCATCTGCGCTATTCGTAAATACAAGTGCTGTTTTATCAATAACTTTTCTGATTTCTATTTTCATCCCATCCGGAACTATTTCCGCATCATCTTCAGGTAAGAAATTCCAATCTGGTAATCCAATCCCTATATTTTCGCAAAATTTACACATATTACACCTCAATCAACGTAAATTTTCGTTTTGTTGTCGTCAAATTTCGATGTATTATGCCGTTCTCGTCTCTATATACGTCATTCATCGAAGATATTCCGTTAAATTCAACATTGCCTAAGCATACCTGATACTCTTTGTCTGCCACTCGTAATGTTCCGCAAGTGTTTTGGCTTTCAAACTTGGCATTAAATCCATCATACTTGTATGGTGTGCCGCAATACGGACATTTTGTATGCGCTGTATCTATCGGCGCACCACAATTTATACAATTTTGTACCATACAGCTAACACCTCGCAATCGTTGTGCGGTTTCTTGTGCGACTAGCTCCAACTATTTTCATATTCGAGTTAAAGTCAGCAACACAAGCATTTTAATTGTTTCAGCAGGGACTACCGCAACTCCTGCTTATCCGGGAGCTACCCGACCGCTTGATGCGGTGTGGATTTGCACCACACATGAAATTCTGTTAGTTAGTCCGCACTTACAATTAAGGATAAATGGATTTATATTTTCTAACAGATTTATAGGTATAATTGCTTACAGCTATTTACCGGACTTGTTCTAGCAATTCTTGTCGCATACCTTTTTCTTAACCATTGATTAGCGTTTACCTATTCCGCCACGCATCAAATAAATTGTTCTTTATAAATCACTCATATACTTCCGGCGCACGATAGTCTGCCGTGCAGAAATGGGGCTAGTAGGAATCGAACCTACGAATGCAGCAGTCAAAGTGCTGTGCCTTACCGCTTGGCGATAGCCCTATGCTGTGAGCGGATAATCACCAACCGCTCACAAACCAAACAATTGTGAAAGGAGTGCAGCCTTTAACTGCCGTGTGATGTCACGGGTTGATTTTCACTGCCAATGTCCGGCGGCGCGTCATTTCCGCCGATACCCACCAAGCCTTGTGGCGGCTCTTTAGTCAGCTTTCCGCTAGTGGGTCTCTTAGAGGGTGTCCGAAAAATGGCTAATAATTCAGACAATCGAGACAGCCGGAATCGAACCGGCATCTGACAGAGGGTTTGAGGGGGTTAAGGCTGCCAATGTTTTCCGTTTACACCATGTCTCGTTGTATAGGGCTTGAAATACAGCCCTATGGGGTAAAATGCTATATTATGTGTGTTATTAGTTACTCTGTGATATAAAACAAAACCTTTCCTTTCAGACCGCCCTTTTAGGGCTTCTCGCAATCTCTTTCATTCTGCACCACCTGCCTTTTCTCTATGCTTCATCTGACATTCAAGCATCTGCCGTATATTTGATCTCGGCTGCCTTATGCCATGTCCTTGCCTAAATAATTCACATTGCAGCAGTTCCGCGCATTTTGTACATTCATCGTTTATCTGTTTTCCCGCTATTTCCATTACTTTTCCTCGTAGTCCGCACAACAGAAATTATATTCCACAAAATCTGCTACATATTCGCTTGAATCGTTGCAGCATACATATCCTTGCATTTTATCGTATTCTCCATATCTGCAATTCGCGCAACGCTTTCTCTTATTTCCAAGTCCATTGTCTGTATCATCAAAGTACATCAGATATCCCCCTCCGACCTGTGCAGTGATTTTTCTTCCGAAAATCCATCCGGGTATCTTGCAATCAGCTTATCGATGTTGTACTGCATCACATCATCAAGGTTCAGTCCGACTGCCGAACAATACTCTGCAATGAACCAAAGCAGATCGGAGATTTCACTCATAGCGTGATGCTTGTCAAACTCATGACCTTGGTATTTCTTTTGGTATAGGCTGTGTAGTTCTCCGATTTCTCCAACCATGCCATGGAGCGCGTGCATTTCGCAGTCCTTATTTGTCAGATCCTTATTGATCGTCCTAGCAGCTAGTAATTGATATTCATGTCCTGTCATTTATTTTGTCTCCTGTTCGTATAATTTTGCATATTTCCATACACTTGGCGGATCCTGTTGTGCCGTATAGCTTGTTCTTCCATTTTTCCATGCGTAAACTTTTCCATCTTGATAATATGCGAAGTGCCTTTCAAACCATTTGTCGCTACTACGCTCGTCTTTAACGAATATCGGAGTATCTACCGGCACTTTCGACCAGTCAACCGTCGGCTCGTATTCCTCTTCCAGCCATTTTGAGAAATTTACCTGCGCTCTGCAGATAAAACCTGCCCTGAAAAAGTCTAGCGGTTTATACCAACTAGAACATCCACTGCAATCACGGCTATAACATCCTGTCAATCCGTCAGTGTTGATTATAGGTCTTCCCCCTTTAGCACAGATATCAATGATCTGTTCCCTGTAGTGTTCTCTATTCGTCATTTTCTATTACCTCTATCATCTTTCTATACTCTCTTACTACCAGTACAAGGAGTATGATGCTTATTATATTTAATACTATCATTATCAGGTCTACTAGGTTCATGTCTGTTATCCTTACAACCCCTTTTGTTTTTGTAATTTTTTGAATTTTATCTTTCATAGAGAACCTATTCGTCCAGGTATATGATTCTTCGCATGCGACTTCGTTTGCTTATGAAATCTTTTTCTCTTTTTTGTCCGAAATGCTACTAGCCAATTATCTTCATTCAGGCAATGGTCTGATAGTTTTTCTTTTTCTTCCCCTGTTGTCAATCTTAGGCATTCATCTTTCATCAGATCACCTCGCACAATATATCAGATACGGTATTATCCACATTGGTACTGTTATAAACGCTATTATAAATACTGTACCAAGCATTATCGGATAAATTATATTTAACCATAAAGATAATACTTCTCTTAATATTATATTTATATTATCTAATAATTTATCCATATCATTACTCCTTATAATCATAATATTATTTATCATATCTGTTGTTATGCTGATTAGTGTTATATGTGTTGTTATATAACACAGCCTTTTTGTTTTCGAGGATATTTTGGGGGCTTAGTAGGGGTCTGATCCGCTTTTCTGTTAGACCCCCACGCCCCTATTTGCTGCAACCTTTGTGCTGCTCCGCGTTTATTTTTAAATTGTTTCTAAATTGTGTATATTGTTTCAAAATATTCTTTTATTGCCCTGTACTATTCGCTAAACAAAACTTTGCCGAATAGTTGAAACTATGCAAAATCTCTGAAAGCCGCATAAACACTGGCTTTTCTAATTTTTTGCAAATATGCACAATTTCAAACAACTCCTTCCGGCTGATCTGATGCCGATTTGTCCGCTATTTCCGCACAATTAGATGGTGCTAACCTTGGCAGCTCTGCAGCTGTTAGCGGCTGCTTTTGTCGGTTGCTGTCGCTCGTATATGGAGAAGCCCAGCCGAATTGCCTATTGAGCACTGCGATCACGCCCACAGGATTCTTATTGCCTGTCACAAGTTTATTTGACAAAGATTCTTCCCTATTTTCACAAAGTTTTTTGTATATCCTCATACCCGTTGGACTTAGCCGATCCGGTTTATCCCATGTTTTTACTGTATCGTTATCTATCCCTGTCAGATTACAGAAACCCATAATAGATACCTCTTTATCATACAACATAGATATATATATATAATAGTCACATATATCATTTAACAGATCATAATTGTATCTGTTATAGTTACTCATGATACTGTTATTTATATTATATATATTGCTCTTATCCCTTAATATATCCTTGTCTTTAAATACATGACGTTGTATATATCTAAGACATGCATTGTATACAGACTGAGACGCGGCGCGCATGTCCTCTATCCCTTGTTCTTCGCAAAAGATTCGCAGATACATAGCTATATCATTTTCGAATACTTCCTGTGTATCTTCTGCCGCTTCTACCTTTTCCATGCTCCGCACTCCTTTCTGATCGTTTCCGGGCATATAAAAACGCCCACAAGGGTATAAAAGGTCTTGATTGCCTTTCCCTTGTGAGCGTGTATCAATGATCTGTTCGCCGTCCTTGCTCCGCTGCCTATCACATAAACGGGCGTTGATCCCCTCGCACGGCTCCGGGGCGTTTCCTGAGTGATTCGGCTTTAATTGTTAAGTAAACCATATCACAGACATATAATCCTTGTCAATAGATTTATTTATGCTACACATATACCGCCTATATAATATATATCCGCGCGCGATATAATATATATATTTATATATAATATATATTCCTTGATAAAATATAAATAAAAAATATAAAATTATGTTTATATTTAATATATATCGTGTTTCTTTATTTCTCTTTATTCTTTACTCTTTCTTTTGGTTCTTTTCTTTCTGCTTTCTTTTTCTCTTTTTTCTTTTTGTATACGGTATGGATACACTATGTATACAGTATGGATACAGAATGTATACATTTGTCAAAAGTCAGTATTTACGCGGCTTGTAGCTGTTTTGGCAGCCTTGTTTTTAGTCGCCTTGTTAACCACTTGGCAACCACTTGGCAACCATCTGGCAACCAAAGAAAAACCCCAGCTTTTCAGCCGGGGCTAAATGTTTATTTTTTTGATGCTTTGTACCAGTTGAGATATTGCATTGCGTGTATGATTTTTTGGGATGCAATATATCCAACGTCGGAACCTTTAGCAAATATTTTTGATTTGTCTGTTGCATTCATAATTTTTGCCGGGTATGCTTCCGGTATGTAATCCTCTTGCATAGTTACAGAACATACACCGTTTTTAGGCAATGTGTTTACATAATATTCTTCCCATTGTTCCGGGTTATATTCTGTTTTGTATACCGCAAATCCGATATAATCGCCGCCGTCTATCTGTATGTTATTTTCGGTTAAATCCTTGTCAATATCATTTTCGGACAAATATTTATATACGGCAAATGGGTATAAGTGATCGCTATTTTCCGCGTATTGTCTCAGCTGATCCATGTATTTACCGTGCTTTTCTTTATCTTTGCTGCCTATATACGTGTATTTGTCGTTTAAGATATGCGGGCATATGTTGCTTGTCCGTGTTTCGGATTTAACAGTACAAGGCGATTCTGCCCATTCCTTTTTTTCAAATTTTTGTATAAGCAATAATTTTCCCATCGGATCAAGTAATACGCCAACAGATAAAGGCAGCGCAACATGCGCCACCCTTACTATATCATTGCAATTTTCGTATGTTTCTAACAACTTACTCCATATCATTATCATTCCCCCATCCTGTCAGTGTGCATAAATTGCCGCGACCATCTTCCCAATGTCCGCTTATAGGATCTTCGCCGGCGTACAAGGATTCTACACAGCTCTCCATATCGTCGATATTGTTCGGGTAAATCGTTCCGAGTTTTTCCTCTCCGTTGTAAACGGCAAAACAATGTAAATTATTGTCAAAATCCTTTTCATACACTTCAATTCCATTATCAAAAATCCAGCTTTGCATCTCTGTATCATTTCCGAAAAAATCTTTTACATACCCTTTTGTCATAGCTTTTTCCCTCCTATAAAGCAAAATCAATCTTGTAGCTTTTTCCGTCGCTCTCTACTGTTTCCAGCTTTTCCCACATTTCCGGGATTTCTTCTGGATCGTTCAATCCTGCTATGCATTCCTGCTCATAGTCTTTGTATCCTGCATCCGTGTTATCATATACAGAAACGCCGTCTTTTATATGCCTTTCTATGTCTCGTTCTGTCATGTTTGTACCAGTTGCAAGAATTTTTCTAATCTCTTCTGTTTTCATATCAACCACCCTACAGCCTTTCCGGCTGCCCTTTCGTTTTTGTTTGACTATATAATACATCGTTGTGCCTTATATGTCAATAGTATTTTGTGCCTTATTTTAATATTTTTTCTTCGCGCTCCAGCTTTTCGGCAACCGCCAATTTTATAAAGTCATTAGCCGAATATTTTAAAGCCTTGATCCTGTCTTTTGTGCCTGCTTGGAATCTGCAATTGATCCGCTCAAATTTGCTATCATAATTATATATAGCTTTTCTTTGTGCTTCGCTTGTCTTGTGTTCTTCGTTCATATCTCACAACCTCCTTTTAATATTATATAGATATAATACTGCTTTGTGCCTTATATGTCAAGGTTTTATTTTTCTTCTATATATAAGTGTCTCAATATATTTGTGCCTTATACACATTGCACAAAAGAATAATTGTTTTGTGCCTTATATTTGTATAATATTCCGACTTGTTTTGTGCCTTATATATGTTATAATAAAGCTATCAAAAGAAAAACCAAGCACCAAACGAAAGGAAGAAAAGCAAATGAAAACTTATAGAATTTATGTAAACGGTATGTACGTAGGAACAGAGGACTTTACAAGATCAGAAGTGACAGCGATCGAATCCGATCAGGACATAAAGCTGATTGAGAAATAGAAAGGAGCTAAAAAGATGCCAAAATATTATGTATCATATAACAATTATTTCGGTTATTGCGTTGTTGAAGAAATAGGCGGATCAGGCAAGATCGTTTTTACTGGATCAATCGAAAGATGCAATCAGAAGTGCATCGAGCTAAACGCCGAAGCAATTAACATGATTTAGCCGAAATGCTCCGATCTTGGAGCGTCAGCCGTGGGATGGTCGCCGCGGCTCTGATGATGGCAGACTGGAAAGGGAAAAGGATATGAAAGAAAGAATTGAGGAATTAGAAAAGGAACTTGAAAAGGTATGCGGAACATATGAAAATGATTGCAGCAAGTGCCCGAAACAGGCAGAATGCGAAGAATATTGCAAGTTAGAAAGAATTTTTGAAGGGAGATAAAAACATGACAAAAGCGGATCTGATGAAAGAATTTAAGGAACTGGAAACAGAAAAAAGAATGCACATAGATGGCATTTACTGGAACAGCAAGAAAAGCGAAATAGAAAACGCTATAGAGTGCCTAAAATGCCCGGATGAAATGTTGGAAAAGTATTTAATACTTGTGAGTCTCAAATATCCAAACAGTGGGCGCATAATCGCTGAAAATGGCGACTTTAAGCGCCACAGCTTTAATAGGCTATGTGTTTATAACACGGCTAGAATGATTTTAGCAAATTAGGCAAGCGCAGGCGGTGCAGCGTTCCGGGGTTCGATTCCCCGGCTTGCTTTTATCCTTTATGGGAATAAATAAAAGAGAGGTGTAAATATATGAGATATTGCGGACGTCAGAAAAACGGAAAAGCGTTATTTCTAATGGACAATGAAATTATAAACAACGCACTTGAACAGGAAAAACAAGGAATAAAACCGCACTATTGTTTTTACGATTATAAAGAGAAAAAAGCAATAACGCCGCCCGGGTGGCTTGTTTGGTCTTTAAGAGACGGCGGTTGTGGTGTAGTTTACCGCCGTAAAGATGGAAAAATGATTATTACAACCGGCTTGCAAGGTGATTTTTGCTATTGTTAACATAGCTGCCGCAGAGGATGCACGCCGGACCACTACCGGCGGCGGTTTTTCGCTTTTTGGAGCGTATTATATTAAAATAAAGGGGGTTTTATTGTGAAATGCGATAAATTACTACAGGAAGCAAACGAACAATACAAGAATACGAAAAGCAATAGCCGGAGCTATCCGGTTTCTTTCCGTACCTTGACAATTTGACAATATAGGCATATTATAGCCATAATTATATCTATAAGTGTGTTTATATGTCTTTCATTGCTTGCGCGGATCTGTGGGCGTTCTACGCGTTCACAGGCGCAAATATTTGCATCTGATAGCCTTTAATTTGTGCGCTCTGAAATTCTGCAACCATGCCCGGACAAGATCAGCAAGAAAGACACCAAGAAAGGTGTGCCCGGATTCCATATCCGGAGCATGGCGAGAGATCAGGACACCAAACCGGCGCAGCGGTATATCCGGCATTTGTGCAATATGTCGGCGATCCGTGAAAGGATCAGCGCGCACCCGGACGGGTCCAGTATCAGCTGCGAACCAAAAACAGTATAAATCATTTTCAATTTTCCGACCCAAATTTCACGAAAATTTTGTAAAATTTGTCAAAAACGCCGTTTTGGTTTTTGCTCCTGTAAAATGGTACCGGGGGGGGGTTCAAATTCTCCCCGATTTGAAATTTTTCTTGTGAAAAATTTTTTGAAAACAGATCTTTTTTAGCGTTTTTCTCGAGATTTTCAAAATCCAGTTTTCCAGCTTACATAAAGCCAATTAGTACGCAACTTTTCTCGGAAAAATCTTCATCAGATTATCAGCCATATACACGATATCACGCCCATACAGAGACAGAAAATCCGCAACTATCTCTTCTGTACGCATATCCATGTGACAGCCATTCTCGAAGCTGTAAACGTGTGTCAGTTCGTGGCACAGTACCTTGTCTGTCATTCGATCTGACAAGTTATCCGCAATCGTTACTGTTTTGGTTGTATTGTCGGTAACGCCAAGCGTATATACGCCATCCGACCTGCGCAGTTCTTCACTGCTCGGTCTTACATATTGCAGTATCCAGTTATTTCCATTTACTGTAAATATCATATAATCAACTCCTAAAAAGGCTATGAGCATTGCACCCATAGCCTTTATTTTTACATCTTGCTAACAAGGACTGATAATTTGGACTTTGCCATATTCATTTCTTCCTGCGACATTCCTTTCATCAGATTCAGCAGATCATCCGACATTTCTTTCATGTACTTCTCCAGTTCACGCATTTTTGCTTCTTTGTCCTGCGGTTCATTTCCTTTATGCAGTTCTTTCGATTCTGTGTAAGCCCTCTTTGCGCTTTCATACCGGCTTTCAGTGTGCGTAGACTCTGTATAGTACATTCGACCATTTCCCCTATCCATATCGCGGCTATACTCCATGTCGTGATAACGCTCTGGTGTCATATGCCAGTACGGCGGTTCCTCGTAACCTCTTCGGTATGTTCCGCGACCTTTTGGCGCAAATCTGCCATCAGCATATCTGTAATGGTCGTAAAATCTTCTTTCCGGATAATCTTCGTACTGTTCAAGCATACGCATAATATCCTCATTATCTTCTGACTTTTCCATAGCTTCAACGATTCTGTAATCCTTGTCAAAACAAGCTATGTTCTTCGCTATTTCTGTAAAATCCTTTAAATCGTCAAGATTTTGCCCTTCAAAATTGTCAATTCCAATTCCGTCAACCTTAGCCTTGACGCATTCCATTATCTGTTTAGCCCATTTGTGCATAATATTAAGCCTCCCTTATCGCAATCAAATTACTGTTCTGAACCTCAATAGCCTGTGTAGATGTATTCTGCACAGATACTGTACTACAACATCCGCAAGGTACGTCGATGTAGGCTTGGGCTGATACGTTGAACAGATTTTCTACCGCTGCCGGTGTTACAACCATTCTTGTTGATTGCAAAGGCTCACCATCTACCGCAAGCGCAAGTGAGATAGCTCCAACCGTACCGCCTGTTGGTATCTGAATATTTCCACTAAACGATACAAGAAATCTTGCTCTGCACTGGTTTGTAATACCTCTTAACTTGACAATTCCGCTTCCCTGTCTATGAACAATACACTTGCTACCGCATACTGGTGTTTCTGTAAAAGCAACATCTTCTCCTGCGGCAACTGTTTGTAATGCAATTCCTGTAAATTCTGCCATATTTTTTACCTCTCTTTCAAAAATAAAAACCACCAACTAAATATTAGTTGATGGTTTCTAAATTTGATTATGCACAATAACTCATGGCATATTTCTTAACAATATTCTCAAAAATAGCTTTAAGCTGTGGTTTTTCAAATATGATTGCAATTTTTGTTGTCTCGTTCTTGATTGTTGTCTTTGTGTTACCTGCCTTCTCCATTCGATTTTTCTTATTATCTTGTAACCTCTTTAGACTACAATGTGCTGTTGTTTCTAGTTCCCCGTAAAGCTGATTATAAAGCGTCTGATAATCAATATTGCTTTTAATTGAGATTTCGCGCACCCTTGCATTTATTTCAGCTTTCCAATCGCCTATAGGCTGTGTAAATATCTCTTTTATATGACCAACTGTCTGCTCGACCCTGCTTATCTGTTCTGCCTGCCGTTTCTGCTCCAATTCTGTTCTGTTCATATTTTCAACAAGCATATTCATAAGCTGTAATTGTGGGGACAACTGCTTTTTATCAATCAATTCTTTTTTTACTGTAAAATATGTTTCAATCAGCCTGTCGTATACTTCCCACGCGATATCTGTATTTAATGACTTTGCGTGTAAGAATGTCCCTTTTTCTGTCCATAGGTATAGCATATGAACGTTTGGCAAAAGGTCAATTTGTCCGTTCGCCTTAAATTCCTTTAGTTCTTCTCCCTTTAGACATATAAAATGCTTTCCCTCAACATACTTGTCTCTGTTGCGATTAAAATTCTTTGTTATTGTATCTGTTGTGGTTCCATAGCATTCAGCAAGTCGTTGCGTGGTTAATACTCTAGTACCGTTGTATTCTGTGATTGTCAATTCTCTCATTATGCCGCACCCCCTTGAGCCTTTAAATCAAAGTTTGTAACTGATTTTTTTATTGTTTCAAGTTGTTGCAACACTCCTAAAAGAACATATTGTGTTCTTTCGTCATTGATGTTGTCCATAACTTCTGCCAGTGTTGCGTAAGCGATTTCTGATGCCGTGTCAATGTCTGATAAATATTCTACGTTCATTTTAGTTTACCTCCGAAAAATCTTGAATTTTCCGAAAGAAACTGATATGATAGATTTATCAATCTCTTTCGGAGTTGGTGCATTGAGTAATCGTGTGACGGTCAAATCTAGCGATTACTCTTTTTCTTTGTCTAAAACATTTTCAATCCCTTTTCTGACAACTTCTGTTCTTGTTACATTGTGTTTTTCACAATACTGATTAAGTCTATTGTTTGTCTTTTCATCAATCCTTGCCTTAACCTCTATTGTTTTTGGTTGTAATGCTTTAGGTCTACCTGTGCGTGGAGACATTTTAAACACCTCACTTTCTGTGGCACAATTAAAGTATATTTTATGTGGCACAAAAAGTCAACCCCAAAATTCAATTTCTAAAATCAAATTTACAAATCATCAACTAATATTCAGTTTTCAATGTGCGAAAAGGGCAAACATATTTCAGTCTGCCCCTTGGTTTACAAGTAATACTGCTTTTGCAGACATAATCGAGTTAAACTCAATTAAGATACTCAATTATTCTGTTGTAATTAGCATCCGCAACTCTGATTACATCCGCATCCATAAGCGTACGCATTTGGATTTGGAACGACATATGCTGGGACTGCCGGTGGATTTACAGAATTGACGATCTGCTGTGTCTGTGCCGTCATTGCAGTAGTCAGAAGTGCATTCTGTCTGTCCTGTGAAGCAGAAAGTTCAAGCTTCTGTACCTTATCTCTCAAATCCGCATTTTCTTTTGCACATAAGTAGTCAAGAATTGCTCTTGTTCCTGCCTGCTGGCTGTCGATGATGTCTCTTGTGTTGCTGTTCATTGTGTTCTGCAATGCGCAAGTGTTGGTTGCCATGTTGTAGTTCACGTTCTGGATAGCTTCACGAGTTTCACAGCAGCAGTTTGCAAGCTGCGCCTGCAATGCATTTGTGTTCTGCATATTTGCGATTGTGTCAGCGTTGATTGCCTGCTGGATACCATAGCCCGTCTGCATGATATTTGTGTTGATTCCGTTGAAACCTGTAAGCATACTGTTGTTTACAGCGTAGAATCCATCACACAGACCATTTGTGATTCCGTCAAGTTTGCTGATAACTGCTGAATTATCAAATCCGCGCTGGATATCTGCCTGTGTAGCAGCTGTTGCAACATAGCCACCGCCATTATTGCCACCCCAGCCGCCAAATCCGCCATTACCCCATCCAAAGAGCAATGCGAATACAACGATAATCCAGAGCCAGCCGCCATCGCCGCCCCAACCGTTGTTTCCGTTTCCGTCGATATTCGCTACAAGCGGAACCGACGCGCAATTTCCTGTGTTGAACATATTAGATACCTCCAAAAATATTTTATTCATAAAGAGGTCACCCAGGTATTGTGCACAAACCTCTAATATGCTGTTACATACCCATTCTGCTTTTTATTTGATTTATCATTTCATCCGGGTTTATTCCTTTTTCCCGGCATAGGTTACGTGCCATCTGTTCTATTCCTTTTGTGTCTCCATTTTGAGCCATTCCGATAGCATTTTTAGCCATCGGGTTTTGCATAACTTGACTATTTCCTATCATGCTCTGCAAAAACTGTTGCGGACTTTTAAACGCTTGAAAAAAATTCATAAAACCACCATCCTATTACTTTTTATGACTAATCTATGACTAAACTTGGACTAATCTTGACTAACTTTTGTTCTTGCATTAGTCTTAGTCAAAGATTTCTCGTCAATTTTCCTTTCCAGTTCTTCCATTTTGGAAAACAGGGTATCAAAGTGTTTATTAAATACCTCTGTGACTTCGTCTGATAGCCCTATTTTCAATTTTTCTGTATCTTGCGTGTGATTGGAAGGGTACGAATCTGAAACAGGCTTAAAAAGCCTTGTAACAATTTTACCGTTTGCATCCCAACTCTTTGCATATATCTCTGACAGATCTTGTGTAGGAAAAAATGCAACTGATCCATCCATTGGCACGTCGTTCGCAGTAATCATATCTGCGGACTGTACCACTCTTCCGTTTATTCTTTGCGCCACCTGTTGCATATATGACGGTTGCTGGTACTGCTGTACTGCCGGTTGATTATAAAGCTGCTGCTGCGGCTGCATATAGTTCTGGTAGTAATTTGGATTTGGGTAAGGCTGCATAATGTTCCTCTCTTTCCGCTTTTTCAGCTTCGACCAATATATTTGTTTCATCCTGTGTCAAAAATACATCTTTATTCGGCGTTCCCATCTGACTGAAATTCATCAGCATTCTTCTTTTCCTCTTTTTCCAGTATTGTCTCAATGCCGTGCACAATGTTTGATTGTGTTTGAAGATCAAGCATCTGCATATCCGGCATTGCAAATATCTTTTCTAAAACTGTGTCCGAAAACATAACTATCAACTCCTTATGGCTATATTTTGGCGCATAAAAAAAGAATGTGGTTCTCACATTCTTATCAATTTATTCTCATTTTGCATAAGGCTTTTCCGTGTACCAGTTATGTACCAATTATGTACCAATTTTTATAAAAATACGTGAAAATATATAAAAATATACAATTTCACAAAAACTCAATAAACTCAATAAAATAGGTATTTGTAGCAATATATTAAACCACGTAAATTTATATAAAAAACTTCAATTAACTACGATGCCTAATTTCATTTCGACTTCCTCCTTACTGAAAATGCCTATTTTATCGCATTTCTTTGTCTTTGTTTTATTTATATGTACCAATTATGTACCAATTTTACATAACTTTTAGTGCTTTTGCCACTTTTTCAATTTCTATTTTCTTCTGGTCGTCTGTTGTGTGCACATACAGATTCATGGTTATTCCGATATTTGAATGTCCTAAAATCGTTTGAAGAGTTTTCGGCATCATTCCGGCTTCTATACATCTCGTAGCGAATGTATGACGCAATACATGCATTGAGAATCTAGGAATTTTTGCCTTGTCGCATATTTTAAATAACGCCGTGTCATATGTGCTGTTCTTAACAGGTGCTCCGGTCTTACACAAAAATATTCTGTCTTTCCATTGCATTTCGACAAATTTCAGATGCGCGTTTTTCTCTTTTTGCTTATTTAGGATATAAATTGCTTCATCTGTCAGCGGTATAGTCCTGTACCCGGATTTGCTCTTCGGCTGCCCCTCTCTCCATTCGCCTGTTGAATGTCTATATTCCAAACTTCTGCTAACCGTAAGAGTTCTGTCTTTAAAGTTTATATCTTCCCACTTTAAGCCTGTAAGCTCCCCGGTTCTCAATCCAGTTTGCAAGATAAATCTATATTGATATTCATAAGACATGCCGGAAGCATATTTTAAAAATCTTTTCTGCGCTTCTATTGTGAGTGCTTCTTTCTTAACGGATTCTTTGCCTATGTCAGATATAACAGCCCTTGTGCACGGATTTTTTCTTATTACATCGTTGTCGAATGCATATTGCAGCATATTATATAGTGCTATTCTCGTTTGATATATTGTCGATTTCCTGTATCCTTCATCATCCATTTTGTTAAATATTTGCTGGCAATGAATACTGTTTACATCTCTTAATAATTTATTTCCTATTATCGGCTTTATATTTCTAGTGTAACGCTCTCTGTAATTTCTGACGGTATTCGGTCTTACCGTTTTCTCTTTTATTACAATCCAGTATTGGAACCACGATTCAACAATCAAGTCTGACGGAAAGTCTAAATTTGAGTGTTGTTCTTCGTATTTGTTTTCCGAAAGCCATTTTTGGGCTTCTCTCATTTTCAAGAACAGTTTTTGTATGCGCTTTCCGTACCTGTCAGTATACCTAGCGACATAGTACCCATCTTTCCTTTGGGACAAACCCTGCCCTATTTCCTTACCTCTTAGGTCTTTTCCCATCTTTTACGCTCCTTTCTGTATGGAAAAAGCCTTATGCAAATACATATAATATCACATAAGGCTTTATAAGTCTACAACTCCACATTATCAGCAATGAACTTTTCAAACTCTTTTCGCTTTATTAACCGCTTTTTGCCTATATAGATAACAAAATTACATCTGGGATCGCTTGAAAGCTCTCTGATTTTGTTTATGCCAATGCTGCTATATTCTGCAGCTTCTTCTACTGTCATTGTGATTTTTTCCCATACAGGTATATTTTGCTTCATTTTATCAATCCTTTCTATTTTCATTTTGACCTTGAATACAATTCTTGAAATAGTAGCTTTCGATAGCTTTAACCTATAAACCATTTCATCAAGTGTTACACCTTTAGATAAATACTGGAACACTTGATATTCTTCTTCCGTAAAATTAGCATTTCCGACGATTGCATCAATCTCTGGCTTAGTCAGTTCCGATAACCTCATAAGCCATTCTCCTTTTTACTGCTTTGCTCCTGCCTTTACATTTTCGATTACATCTGCACAATCCAAATATGGATTTTCCTTTTCGTTTACACGTTTACCTTTCTTTCTGAAAAACAATTTGTTCGTCCTTTGTAAATAACTTCTGTCTGCCTTTTTCGCATTCTCGCAATTCGACTTCCAGTGCTTTTCACATACCTTATAGCCTTTCTTCACTGGCTCCCCGCAAAAGAAGCATTTACCCTCGGCAACTCTCGCCCAGCCGTATTCTCTCGGATATATATTTTTTCTTTCTTTTTCCCTGCATTTTATGCAGGTATAATATCCTGTTCCTTTTACACTTACTTTTCCACAGCGAGTACAAACGCCATCCGTTTTCCTCTGATTATGTAACTGCTTATGGTAATCTTTCATGTATTCGTTGTATTTTTCCCTACTAATTTCTCTCTTTCTTTCGATCCTGTTCGTATTTTCAGCAGTGCACTCAGGGCATACCTTTTCAGATCCAAACAATTTGTTTTTTTGGCACCGCGGGCAATATCCCATTTTTGCATACCATTTCCTTGTTTCTAACTGCTTTTCAGTTTTTCTTTTCTGGCATTCTGTGCAGTATACCCTATTAGCGCGATCGTTTGGTTTCCCACAAGTGGGGCATATGCCTTCTGCTTTCAGTCTTTCGTATCTTTCTTTGTCGTACATATAATTGTGTGAGTAAAGCTAGCTTTATTTGTCCGGACAAACCTCTTTACCTCCTACAATTTCAGTTTTTCTTTCAAACGATCCGGCATAGGAATGCATTTTCGTTCTTCTGCCGGCTCTTCTTTTGCTTCCAACGCAGTCTTTTGTGATGTTTCAATTTCCTTGCCGATGCAGGTCCTACTGCTGGAAATCACAGCTTTTATGTCTTTTGGCAATTTCTGCATTTCCTTTTGCCTGTTTACAACAATCCGATAACTCTTGATAAAATTTGACTGGATCACGCTCTCGATGCTCTTTATGTCAGACTGTGCCCAGTTATGAATGTTTTCCGGGCTCCCAACCGCTTCTTTCACAAGATCGGGCAATTTCTCAAATTCTTCTCTCGACTTGTAATTTCCGTTCCTCAGAGCCTTGCTGACAAGCGACCACGCTTCCATTTCATTCTGTTCTGCATGGCTGTTTATCATCTGCATCTTATCAATGATCTGCCCAATGCTCGGTGCAAATCCGCTTGTATCCGTCGCAATATAGGCTTTAAGTGCCATCTGCACTTGCTGATACGGATAATCTGAAAGCATCAGGAACCAAGTATTGACAGCTACCGTCTTATCCTGCGGCTTGTAATTTGGAAATGCTGCTTGCACCATCATGAGAAGCTCTATCGTTTCCTCTCTTGTCACTAGGCATCCCTCCATTCGTCATATACGCTGCTTTCTGATTGAGATTGTTCTTTTCTTTTTCGTTCCCAAGTTCTGACAGCTGCTTTCCAATCTTTCATTCTGTTTTTCCCGATCATCCAGCCCTTGCTTGAGTAGAAATCAATAAATGCCATCGGATCAATATTATTCTTCCGCTCTTCGCAATACTGTTTAACTTCATCAAGAGTGGGCGGATAAAAGCGTTTAGCTTTTTCCCCTCTCACACTCTCCCCTATACTATCCTTATCTATACTATCCTTATCTATACTTACCTTACCTATGTATCCATTCTGTATACATTCTGTATCCATTTTGGATACATCCAACGTATAAGCCTTGTTTGACTTGATTCCAAGCATAGATTTCTCTTCTACATAATCTGTAGGTCTGTACCTGTCCGCCTGAATGTAATTGTGCATTTTCCAGTGCTTTATTACGATTATTCCGCTATCGAATAGTATGATAAATGATTTTGCAATCAGCAATTTAAAATCATCATCAGAAGCACCACACATTTTTTGTATTTTCTTTGGGTTATTCACAAATCCATCATCATCTGCATTCATAGAAAAATGAAAATACAACATTTGTGTACTACTAGGCATATCTAAAAAAGCGTCACTTTCAGTTATCCTTTTTGTAAACATACGTCTTTCTGCCACTTTTCTCACTCCTTATCAATCAATCTCTATTCTTTTTAGGCAAACCGTAGCTGCCCAGTCTGTTCAGCTCTGATCCGCATATTCGGTGTACGTTCTGCCACACATAATTCCGGTAGATTTGCTCTGACCAGTGCTGCAGGTATCGGCGGGCATACTGCATTACCGCATCTTCTCACCTGTTCACTTCGTGGATATGTCTTGCCGGTATAATCGTGTTCGATTATGTAATCGTCCGGGAAGCCTTGGCATCCGTACAACTCTCTTGGTTCCAGCATCCGAAGTCCGATATCTATGATCTGATAATCCACACCCTCGATAGTTACCAGTCCGAATCTATCTTTGGTCGTAACTGTATCAAGTGGTTTCTCTATATCCTGTCCTGTGGCATCTCCATAATACTTAATCAGAAATGCTCTAACCTCTCCGAAATGTCCGGCTGACGTTGTAATCGTGTGCAGCGGCTCTCTTTCATCCTGACCTATTCCAGTTTTATAGAATTTACTCAGAAATGATGTAACCAGTCCGTATCGATTTGAACCATCTACGGTCATGATTGGATCTTCTATCGTCTGTCCTCTCACTTCTCCCTGAGCAGTTTCGGAATGGTACTGGATCAGTGTAGGACTTATTAAACAATGCTCGTTCTTACTTACAATCGTGGTAAGAGGTTCTCTCACATCCTTGCTCCTGTCTGCCGTAAATCCTGTCTGCCCAATCTGTACCATGTACGGCTCGCACAGATAATGTTTTCCACTCCCAACTATGGTCGGCAATGGTTTCTCTACATCATGTACTCTGGGTGCCTGTCCGTCTCTTTCGCCATATCCAATAGGAATCATGTAAGGTTCTACCACACCGTAACCGTGTTTTCCGGTAATTGTCGGCATTGGCTCCCGAATATCATTCGGTCTGCGCTCGCCGCCGTGGTTGCACTGGATAATAAACGGTTCCGGGTTCTCAAGCACAAACTTTTTCAGTCCTCTTGCAATCCGCTCCATTGTCTTAGGCGCCAACGGTCGTACCGCCCGAATGCCGTATTTCTCCTTTATTTCTTTGGATGTATCAAAGATACTCGGACACGGTAGCGAAAAATCCAACTGCGTGTATGCTCCTACATACGGTTTCAGCAATCCAGCTTTAACTGCTTCGCTGTCCGCTGGTGCGTGTGTCGGATCCGGCCATACAATAGGCTGACCATCACAACGAGCGATCATAAAAAATCTTTTTCGCATGGTTGGTGCTCCATAATCCGCAGCTACCAGCTCTTTGAACTGCACTTTATATCCAAGATCTGTAAGCTGCTGAACAAATCGCTCAAATGTTTTACCCTGTTTGTTCTTGATTGGATGGTGTCCCCTGTTTAATGGTCCCCAACGGTTGATGTACTTTGCCGTAAATTCTGTGCCTTTAACACCAGTAAGTTTGTGTGCGATAAATTCGCAGCCTAAGCAAAGTGTCCGCAAGCCTGCCTATCTCAGCTGCAATCTTTAGTTTTGTTTCTATGCCATCCGTTTTTCTACTTTCCTCTGCCAACATTTTCAACTGCTGGTAGAGGATATCTTTTACCTTTTCTGAATAATCCGTCACTACATTCAATTAAATTCACTTCCTTTTTGTGATATAATCTCCATATTAAATAATAAGGAGGTGCAAATATGGGTAACGTCTTTTCTGGAACATTCGAGACATATGAGACCGTAGATAAAGGTACATATGTATGTATGCAGTGCGGTGGTGAAAACAGTAATGGAGTTATCGTCATAAAGCATACAGGCGAAATGTTACCAGAATGCAAAGAGTGCGGATACACTACATGGATTAAAGTAATGCAGGATTCTTGAACACTCTTTTTTCTTCTGCGAGCGTTTGGTTCGTAACCGCCAAGTTATCATCAACCAAATGCTCAATGAGGAATGTTCTTTTTACAACTCTTGTTCCGTCTCCGCATACTTGCGAAATGTGCAGATACATCTTTCCGTCTTTGCAAAATGGAACAGCAAACATACTATTCAAAAATTTCCATCTCACAAAATGCTTGTTAAAAAACGAAACTGCACGAACCTTTATTCTGCTCAATATCTCATCTCCTTTCCTGTGGAATAATCGCAAAAGTTAAATGTCCTGAACTTCCAAAGCAAAAAAATATTCCTGTATATCATCCTTGGATAATTCCAGTAATTTAATTGCCTTTAGAATTTCAACCTGCTTCCAAGGCCTTTTTCCTGTCATTTTAAGAGACAGCGTTCTTTCCGAGCAGCCGAACGCTTTGGCAAAGTCCGACTGACTACCAAATTTTTCAACGATTCGACCTCTTAACCTACTGTAATTAAATGCCATTATATACTCTCCTTTCTGAGTTTTAGTTCAGCATCTTGAACTAATTGTATGATAGCACTGAATTATGCACTTGTCAATTAAAAAGTTCAATATTTTTTACTTTTTTAGTTTTATATATTGAACTTAAGTTTGAAATGTGATATATTCAATATCGAAAGGAGGAAAAAGCACTATGAAAGAAACAACGTCTGACAGGCTCAAACAGATAATGAAAGAAAGAAGGCTGAAACAAGTCGATATCCTCAATTTATCTTTACCGTATTGTAAAAAATATGGTGTGAAAATGAATAAGTCGGATATCAGCCAGTATGTATCTGGTAGGTTTGAACCTAGCCAAGAAAAATTAGTTGTTTTAGGAATGGCATTGAATGTTTCCGAAGCGTGGCTTATGGGATTTGACGTTTCTCCAGCGAGAAAAGATAATTCTAGCGTAGCTGAAAATGATATTGATTTACTTTGGAAATTTTCTCTTCTCGAACAAAGAGACAAAGAGACTATCTTAGATATGATAGACGTTATGCTATCCAAAAAGAAGAAGTGAGGTTATCCCCACTTCTTTAGAAAAAGTTTTATGAATGTATGCAGGTACTCTAAAGTGCCTGCATCATTTATTTTTGAGATCATTTCTGTAATTTTGCTTATGTAATGGTTTTTGACTTCTCCATCGTCCATATTTACCCCTTTCACACACATTATGCGTGAGCCTGTTGTCGGGACAAGCCCACGCGCCAGAGATTGATTGCGCCCGCGTACATCTGCAAGGCGTATTTGTACAATAACACTTCTTTTCGGCAAATTCAAGCAAATTTCATCGACAGTTCTTTCAGAAAACTAAGTTGTGGCAAAGTTGAGGGAATTGTGCATATGTTTTCCTTCCTTTCTATCTTGCTTATGCATCAAATTCCACAAGCCATTTGTTGTCTGTTGCGCTGTAAGATACTGCTCTAATATATACCTTACCGTTCATGTCGATATATTTTGAGTTGACATCTACAGCATCTATACGTGAGATATAAGCACACGGAAAAATTACCTGCGCTGTTGTAAATATCATTGGACACATTGCCAATATACCATTTCCAATTGAAATAGAACCTCTATTGATGGTATCAATCGTACCATCTGCTAATAGACAACTTCCGGCATTGCTTGTTCCTTTATAATTGATGAGGAATCCTTTGTGTTCTTCTGACTCTCCTAATTTTCTATACACGGAATATGCACAGCTTATTCTTGGAACCTCATTTGTTTTTGAGAAGCCGAACACGACACTATTTGCATCTTTCTTATAATAAAGGACGCATTGCTGTGTTGTTGTAATGTTTGTAGCACTAAAATAATATGTCGATTTATCAAATGACCCATTTGCATATAAATTCCCATAAACAGCATCCTTGTTCTGTTTTACACGAATCAATACACCATTCTGTGTGTCCTCCCCTGCATGAATCAGATAATAATAAGGATAGTTTGTATCAGCTGATTCAAGCTGTGTAACATTCAGACCAAGTGCAGCACTTACCTTTTCTATGTCAAAATCAAACTGATACACTGTTTCGCCTGTTGAATTTACAACTGCTTTCGTCAGATATAAATAATTAAGCCCCATTATTGTAGCCATGTTCTACCGCCTTTCCGTTATTCCGCTGTTTGTACAGGTGCAGCCTGCAGATCATGATAAGTAGCCAAACCACCTACCCCTGTGCCACCGTAGGTAACATTTCCACTCGTTTTTATACTACTGCCTCCTGTATCAATCTGGCTCTGCAAAGCTTTCAATCTCGCTTCTACTGTCTGTCCATTCGCGTCATATACGCATGATGCATAGGTTTTTGGAATCATTATCTTATTTCCAAGTTTGAGCCAATCTGTTATTTTTTCTAATGCTGACATTTTTATACCTCGCTTCTTTTTTAATCAGTTACCCACATTATTTGACCTTGCACATAACCACTCCAGTTTATTCTATCTTTGTCTCTTGTAATGATTTCCGTATAATTATCAGACGCGTTGGTTATAATTCTTACGGTATTATTGAGAGATTGTGATTGTTTTCCGTTCTCGTCATAATTACCAACAGCAAATCCCTGAAAGATTTGTCTTCTACCAGTACCAGCACCTAATTTTTTCGGTAGATATTTTGTTCCTGCTATTGACATTAGAACAATCTTATCTATTGTACTATATATAGTATTTTTCGCACGTATAGTAAAACTTAAAACACAAAGTTTTCCAATGCGTATACAGGTAATATCACTATAGGTAGAATCAAATAAATCGGAGTTAAGAACTACATTAACATCTTCAGTCGCAGTCTCTGATGTTTCAGTTTTCTTTGCATAGGCACTTTTTATATTATTTCCATCTTCATCCGCTACAGCTTTTGCAACGGGTGTTGTACCGTCTTTTAGATTGGATACATCGGAATTTATTTTAGCAACATCTGCTGTCAGCGTGTCTCCACCCCCAGTATACGGGACAAAATCGTCATAGGTGGCATTAAGGTTTTCTGTTATCATTGGTTTGAATACTGCGTTTTTAACTGTATTGCCAGATTCTACTTTTATGGCATATCTCGAAATGTTACCATTTACAATTTCTCCATCACCTTGATACTCATTGTACCAACTTCCACTTGCAAATACTTGTGTTAGTGTGTTTGCTATTTTTGGAGATCCACATATTTTATACTTTCCATTTAAAGAAATAATAAATTGTATATACGATCCAGAATCTGTAGCAGTACCGTTTGCTGTAATTGTCCCATCGACATTTCGCACAAACGTAACACCATGATGCGTATAAGGTTTATTGGTTTCCAATTCACTTGTATCTAATAGGTTCTTGCATTTTCCAAGAGCAGTTAAACTGCTGTCTACCTTATCAAACTCAACTTTCACAACTTTATTTTGTACAGGGTTGACACTAGTAGAAGATAAAGCATCATCAGCTACTGCTCCCTGCGGAATTTCTGTCTTTTTTGCATATGTCGTGTCAATTATATTTCCTTGTGCATCTTGTGTAGCTTTTATTGCGCTTTCAGCGGTTGTGGCTGTTTCTGCTTCTGTAGCTTTGGCAACAACCTTTGTGCCGTTTGCATACTTCTGAAATTCTTCTGCAATGACTTTATTCTGTACGCCTTTTACGGAAGTTAAAGAAAGCTCAGAATCTAAATCAAAATTGACTACATCAGGTGCTTGTGATTCATCGTCAAGTGTTTCTATTTTTTTATTCAATTCGGCGGTTACTACTTTGTTTTGCACTGGGTTCTCTGATTCTGTAGAAAGAGCAGAATCTACTGTAACGCTTCCGCCGCCATTTGGTGCATAAAGGATTGTTTCTATTCCATCAATCGTAATCTTGCCTATTTGTGTTCCTTCTGTCAGTGTAGCTTCTGCTGTCACAGTGCTTCCACTACCACCGCCGCTAGTAGGCGCATAAAGCTGATAGGTTGTGCCATCTACTGTGATTTCTGCAATATTTGTGCCAGTAAGAGTTTTTGGAACTACTGATACGGTACTGCCGCCTGCGGAAGATGCTGGTGCGTAAACGTCAAAAGACTGCTCTCCCAAAGTGATAGCGCCTATCTTAACGCCATCAGAAACTGAATTTTCGTATTTTAACGATGGCATATAGATTTTATACTGGTTGCTTCCCACTGTGATTGTTCCAAGCCATTCCCTTCCGTCTGATGGAAACTGCTCCACGCTAACGGTAACCGTATCAATCGCATTGTCTCTAAGATACGCTTCCAGTGCCGCAATAGCTGTATCGTAACTGTTCATGATTGCCGCCGTGGCTGGTGTAGTCTTGGACGGCTTATCAACCCAGCCGCTAGGGTATGGTTTTGTAAAAGTTGGTGTGTAATTTGCCATGGTGTCTCCTTTTTATAATTTTTTTTCATCTATTGTTGGATAGATAAAATCGACTATTTCAAGCGTTTCTTGTGATATCCTGACTATATACAATCCGTTTGGTAGATCTTGATACATGTATCTTAAATAAACTGCTGCGCATATGTATTCTTCATTCCCAAACACACCGCAAAAATGTGTGATGTTCTTAAGTGGTGCAATGTCAATTTTGTTTAGCTGTCCGTCTTTGTACACCCCTATTTTTAAATTAGATGTTTCGCTGCTGTTCAAATCAGAATAGTTTGAATAAACAACAACAGATTTACCTATTTTTTTTACATTTTTAAAAGCACCCAATACTGAAGTACCTACAGTAAATAATATTTTTATGCTGCTGCCATCAAAAGCATATACTGCCATTTTATAACCTGATTCATAATATCTTCCTGTCATATAAACAGCATCATCTGTGACATAGTAAGATCTACAATAAGTATCACTAACTATCTGTGAGATACTAAAAGATGATCCATGAGATAAGGAACAAACCGGATGGCTGTCTCCATACACAAAGATGCTGTCTAACCTTTGACTTGTATTTGCGTCAGACCATCCAAAAACATACACATTATTTTTAAATACAAATGCCGGATACTCAACTATATTTCCAGTTGTAGTCAACGGCACAAGATTAGATCCCTTAACCATCAAAATTTCTTCTGCAACAGTTTCATCCGATATATTCCTTTGCACAAAATAGTATCTTGGATAATCTGAATCAGAATCATCTCCTGTTACAATTGCCTTTGTACTGTCATAATAAAATTTTTCATCTGCAGCAAACTTCATTTCTGTCTTTCCATCTGTTGTTTTCAAGAAATAACAAGGAAACTCCGGTTTTTTTTCATCTGTGTAAACAATTTGTGATTTACCCTCTGAATCAACAGAAACAACTGCAGTTTTGATACTTTTAGTTGTTTTTATATAGCATAGGAATCCATTTTCACCCACATCACGCATATAAACTGTTTTATCATCATTAAATTCTGCAACATTTGCAATTGGAATAAGCTTATTTTTTTCTGCATCATATGTACATATATACCATCTATCATGTAAAGCACCTGCCCAATCATTACTTCTCAAATTTGCAAAGCAATATATTGTGTCTTTGTACTCTATAAAAGAATAGAATTTTGATATTACAGCTGATGCTGATTTAAGTTTTTCCCACACAAGCTGACTACCTTTATACATCTTGTCGTGGTAATGACCTTGAAAATATATCTCTTTATGTGGATTTCCTTGGTACCATATCGTACTTGATTGTTTTCTTGCCATTTCATCAACCTGCCGTTCCCTGAATCAGATAGATTGTGTTTGCATCCGGGCTTGCCGGAAGTGCTGTGACTGATTCTACTTTCAAGCCGTTTGTTTGTAACTGCTCCACCTGCTCATTCAGATTTTCGACATTAGATTCAGTGTAGCTTTGGCTGGTCTGCAATTTCTGAATCTGTGTGTTTGTGTAGTTTTGGTTTACCTGCGCTTCGCTGCCGGATATATGCGTGTTTCCTTTTTCGCCGGTTGCAGACAGCTCATCCATAAGCTGCTGAATGCCAGTCAGTTTTCTATGCAAAATAATAAAGGACATTTCTACCCAAATATCTTTTTGCTGCTGCGCCGAATTGATAAAATCGTAGACATAAAACATTGCTACGTCTCCGCATTCAATATACGGAAGACCCATTGTCGTGGCTTCAAACGGCTGGTAAGTG